TTACTAAGTTTGTACAAAGAATACGAAAGAAGTTTGTTCCACTATTCACTGATATTCTAAAAACACAACTTTTATTGAAGGGTGTTATATCGCCTGATGATTGGAAAAATATTCAAGAACATATTCAGTATGATTTCTTGGCTGACGGACATTTTTCAGAGTTGAAAGATGCAGAACTTCTTAATGATAGAATTAATACTTTGAATCAAATAGAAGCATATGTCGGCACATTCTTCAGTAAACAGTGGGTACAAAAGAATGTTCTACGATTGACTGATATTGAAATTGAGGAAATGCAGAAACAAATAAATAAAGAGGCTGGTATGGACCCAGAAGATGGTGGTATAAATCTTCCTGATGCTCATGGTGGTATTAGGAGAGATGATACTGCACAAGGTAAAGCTGGGGAACCGGGGGATGCAGAGGATAGTACAACATACAATCCACAAGAACAACCTCCAAAAGAAGAGCCAAAACAAGAGCCACAGGAGTAGAAAATGAGTAGATCAATTGTAGATGCCATTGAATCAGGTGATAATATAAAAGCAAAAGCCCAATTTTCAGATGCTATGATAAGTAAAGTTGGTGGCTCATTAGAATCTAATAGACAAGAATTAGCTAATTCTTTTGTCAACGGTAAGGTTAACGATGCTAAAGAAACTTGATGAAGTTTATCAGACCACAGTTTTTGAGAAGGATGAACACAAAGCATCACAGGAATACAAGAAATTGTCTCCTAAGATGCGAAAAGCTGTCGATACTATCTTTAAAATCATGGATGCTAAACCTTCAGATTTCCTAAATACTTTTGAGAAAACTATAAGAGAAGTGTCAAAAAAGTTTGGTGTTACTGAAAAAGAACTTATGAGATACTTTGAAAAAGAAATGTTATCAACATAGGAGTAGGGTATGTCATTTAAAACATTACGAAATGCTGGTACAGTCACAGCAGCACAGACAGCTGATGACGCAGCACATGAAGCTATCATTGGCAAATTATCCCCATCTTCCTCATACAGAGTAACAGAGTTTGGCGGCAATGATGTTCTTTTTCTTATTTCAGATGATTATCCTACGGCATCTTCCACAAATGGATTTTATTTAAAAGCAAACACCTCAACAACAGTAGTTCCTGATGTAGAACGGGCACTACGATTTGCTTCTGGAGTTCCTGTAGCACAGAATGATGATGATACAGGAGCAAACGGGATACTATTAGAATCTGGAACAGCAGATGATCCGGGCTTTCTTCTTTACGATAGAGCCGAGACCGAATTCCGTATTTCAGTAATCAATGAAACTGCCAGTAGTGACGGCGCTGTTTATGTTGAAGAAGTTGCACAAGGACATCCGGGCGCATGAATATAAAATTAATTTCAGAATCAATTCAAGATGTAGAATACATCTGCGAAGAGAAAGAAAACGGTAAGAAAGATTACAAGATTCGTGGCATCTTTATGCAGGGTGATATCAAGAACCGTAATGGTCGTATTTACCCTAAAGATGTGTTGATGAAAGAAGTTGCTAACTACAATAAAAAGTTTGTTGACGAGAATAGGGCATTTGGTGAGTTAGGTCATCCAGAAGGTCCAACAGTCAACCTTGAAAGAGTCTCTCACCTAGTTACATCATTAAAACCAGATGGTAGTGATGTTGTTGGTGAGGCTCGTATTTTAGAAACACCTATGGGTAAAATCGTCAAAACTTTAATGGACGAGGGAACCAAATTAGGTGTTTCATCTAGAGGCATGGGAAGCTTGGACGAGAGGAATGGTGCCAAGTATGTGAGAGATGATTTTTACCTTGCGGCTGCTGCTGATATTGTTGCAGACCCTTCCGCTCCTAACGCTTTTGTAGAAGGTGTTATGGAGGGGAGAGAATGGGTTTGGAACAATGGTTCGTTGATTGAGGCGCATGTTGCAGAAGTGAAAAAGAAATTTGATGTTAAAAAGCGTCAAAGGCAAGCAAATATGGAAGCATTGGAGTTTGCTAAATTCCTCAAGAAATTATAAGTTATAAATAATATTTAACAAAAAGGAGACTTCCTATGTCTGAATTAGATCAAACAATTGAGGAACTCGAAGCGGAGGTATTAGCTGAACTTGAAGAAGCTTCTGATGCTGATGCCCCGAAAAAGGGTTCTGTTCCTGCCGAGGGAAAGAAAAAATTAAAAGCAGTTGGTAATGCTGAAATTCAAGATGGCGGTAAAGCCGTTGTTGAGCCTGATGCAGCTAGTTCACCAACTGATATTGCTGCTGATAAAGCATCAGAAGTTTCTGGTGATGCACAACAAAAAGGTGAAGGTAAGCCTGACCCAATACAAAAAATGAAAAAGGTCAAGGAAGCCGCTCACAAAGATGACGAAGAAGATGAAGAAGACGACGAAGAAGAAGTCGAAGAAGAAGACGAAGATAAAAAAATGAGCAAAAAAGAACTCATGGCTGCTATGGATAAGAAGATGATGGGCATGAATAAAGAAAACCTTTATGCTGCATATGGCTCCATGATGAATGGTATGCATGATGATGAAGAAAAAAAGGAAGATGAAGTCGCTGAAGCTGTAGAGATGCATATTCAGAACATTGATATCACTGCTGACGTTGAAGCTTTGGTAGCAGGCGAAGACCTTTCTGAAGAATTCATGCAGAAAGCCGCAACAATCTTTGAAGCGGCCGTTAAATCAAAGACCCGTGAAGAAGTTACACGAATTGTAGAAGAGCAACAAATTGCAATTGCTGAAGAAGTCGATGAGTATAAACAGTCACTTGCAGAAAAAGTAGATCAATACCTCGATTATGTTGTTGAGGAATGGATGAAAGAAAATGAGTTAGCAATTGAGCGTGGACTCAAAGGTGAGATTGCTGAAGACTTTATTTCTGGTTTGAAACAGTTGTTTGAAGATCATTACATTGACGTTCCAGACGAAAGATATGACGTTCTGGAAGCACAGTCTGAAAAGATTGCTGAACTAGAAGAGCAGTTGAATTCAACTATGGAATCTAATATCCAAATGAATTCTACGAACTCTGAATTAGTTCGGGAACAGGTCATCGCAGAAGTTGCTTCTGATTTGACCGATACAGAAGTTGAGAAGTTTGCCTCTCTAGTAGAAGATGTTGACTTTGGGGATGAAGCTGGTTTCCGTGCCAAACTCGACACCCTAAAGGAAAACTATTTTCCAAAAAGTGAAAACCTAGAAGAGACTTTTATTCATAATGAAGATGACTACGGAAGCGCCGCACAGGACATTGATACGAGTGATACAATGAAGACATATTTGTCTGCTATTGGTCGTGTCGAGACTCGTATTAACGGGCGCTAAGTTTAATATTATATAAATAGATGTAATAAAATAAAGGAGAAACAAATGTTTCAAGCAGAACATCTACAAGAAAAGTGGTCGCCAGTCCTAGAACATCCCGATCTTCCAAAGATTGAAGATGCCTATAAGCGGTCAGTTACCACTGTTATTCTAGAAAACCAAGAAAAAGCTCTAAGAGAAGATGCAGCATTCCTTAACGAATCTGTTCCTACAGGTAATATTTCCGGCGTATCAAATTGGGACCCAATTTTGATCTCACTAGTTCGTCGTGCAATGCCAAATCTTATCGCATATGATATTTGTGGTGTTCAGCCAATGACAGGTCCAACAGGACTTATCTTTGCAATGCGGGCCCGTCATCTATCAATGGATGGTGAAGAAGCATTGGTTGATGAGACAACCGGCGCAGCTGCAAACGGCTTCTCTGGTGACTTCTCGAACCAAAATGCCGCTGGTACAATCGGTGGTGGTGATATCCCTGCAAGTCAAAGCAATCCTGCTGCACTAAATGACAGTCCTTCTGCTGGTGCTTACGCAATTGCAACTGGTATGACAACAGCAGAATCTGAAGCATTGGGTGATAGCGGAACAAACGCTTTTGCTGAGATGTCATTCAGTATTGATAAGTCAACTGTCACGGCAGTTTCCCGTGCATTGAAAGCCGAGTATTCAATGGAACTTGCTCAAGACCTCAAGGCAATCCACGGTTTGGATGCTGAGACAGAACTTGCAAACATTCTTTCAACAGAAATTCTTGCAGAAATCAACCGTGAGGTTGTTCGTTCTATCTACAATACTGCTGTTAAAGGTGCATCAGTTAATACAACAACTGCTGGTATCTTCGATTTGGACACCGACTCAAATGGTCGTTGGTCAGTTGAGAAGTTCAAGGGACTTATGTTCCAGATTGAGCGTGATGCCAATGCGATTGGTCAACAGACTCGTCGTGGTAAGGGTAATATGATCATCTGTTCCTCTGATGTTGCTTCTGCACTTCAGATGGCCGGTGTTCTTGATTACACTCCTGCCCTCAACAACAACCTTAATGTTGATGACACATCCACCACATTTGCTGGTGTGATGAATGGTCGTTATAAGGTTTATGTTGATCCATACTCAGCAAATAGTGCTGCAAGTCAGTATTATGTTGTTGGTTATAAGGGTACATCACCTTATGATGCTGGTTTCTTCTACTGCCCATATGTTCCATTACAAATGGTTCGTGCGGTTGGTGAGAGTAACTTCCAGCCCAAAATTGGTTTCAAAACCCGTTATGGTATGGCTGCTAACCCATTTGCCCGTGCTGGTGCCGAAGCCGCTAATACAGCTGCTACAATCGCACTCGCAGCAAATACAAATGCTTACTATCGTCGGGTTAAAGTTACTAACCTTATGTAAGAATAAGAAACTTAACTATAAACTTGGGGAGGGCTTTGGCTCTCCCCTTTTTTTCTTTATAAATAGATATATCATGTCAGAAGGACCACTCGCAAGACAACCAGATAAGTTAGATTATCTTAGCCCAACTCAATTTCGTTTTGGTATTAACCAATTACCGAAGGTTGAGTTTTTTACAACTGCTGCGAATATTCCCGGCATCAATCTGGGTGATGCTGTGTTTGAAACCCCGTTTAAATCTATTCCAGTTATGGGTGATAAACTGACATATGAACAATTAACTATTAGTTTTATAGTTGATGAATTTTTGGAAAACTATAGATCATTACATGAATGGATGACTGCTATAGGATTTCCAAAAGATAGAAAGCAGTTTAGAGATTTTAGATCAAATACATCAAATACACCTAGTGTATCTATATCTATTCCGTCAACCGAAAGGGTTGGAAAAGTTACTTCAGCAAATGCATTATTTTCTGATGCATATCTAATGGTACTTTCAAATAAAAATAATCCTATTCTTCAAGTTGATTTTCAAAACATATATCCCGTATCTCTTAGTGCAATACAATTTAGTCAGGACAGCACAGATGTTCAATATACGACAGCGAGTGCAACATTTTCATATCAAATCTACGAATTTGGAAATTGCTAATACAATAATGGAGAATAAATGGATAAGTTAAGTGAACTACAGGCGGAAGCCAAAGAAGACCTTATTATTTTAGATGATGAAGACCTACACCAACAATCTTATAAAAATCAAATCATTAAACCAAAATGGCTGGACTATAAGTCCAAATATAAACTTATGATGTTTCAGTGCAAAGCTGAACATAAAAGGTTGTATCGCCAAAAATGGGAATATTATGGCGGTAAATCTGATGCAAAAGTTTATGCTGCAAAACCCTTTGACCTCAAGGTTCTGAAAACTGATCTTGGCGTTTATATAAATTCTGATGAAGACGTTATAGAGGTTGAGAAAAAAATTATATACTATGAAATAGTAATAGAGTTTATAGATGGTGTTATTAAGTCTATAGATAGTAGAGGATGGGATATTCGTAATGCCCAAGATTGGAAGAAGTTTATTGCCGGGGGTTTTTGATGAGAAAGTGGATTGGTTATTATGATGATGTTATTTCTGGTAGTCAAATAGAAGGTATTTATAATTATCCTTGGGACTGGAATCCATCAACATATTCAAATGATAAAGGAAATAGTCTCAATAGTGAAGAACGAGTTAGAATGGATGAGGTTTGGGCCAGAGAAGAAAACAGACCTTATCCAGTTTTGAAAGATGCCGTATTAAAATCTATGAGATTTTATGGAGAAGAACATGAAAACTTTTCTTGCATCCATCATACTGACTTTCGTATTAACAAGTATGGTGTTAATGGTTTTATGTCCTCACATATTGACAACATACATCATTCTCATGGTCAAAAATATGGATACCCCCAAGTCTCAGTTCTCTTGTTTTTAAATGATGATTATGAGGGGGGAGAAATTATTGTTGCAGAAAATAAATACAAACCCAAAGCCGGTTCTGCAATAATTTTCCCTTCAAACTTTATGTTTCCACATGAAGTAACAACGGTAACAAAGGGTGAAAGGTGGAGTGTAA